CAGAACGTTTCCAGGTCCGTTGATGAAACTCATCGCCGCGTGACCGAACTTAACCAACGCATGCGTGAGAATGACGGGCAGGCTGCAGCGCTTGCCCGCCGACAGGATGAACTGGCGGCATCATTTTTCCGCCAGATTGACGGCGTTCGCCAGCTCAATGGTGAAACACAGTCACTTGCGAACGTGCAGGCGCGCTTTCGCGCAGCCAGGGCACAGGGCAACATCACCCAGCAGGATTATCTTGCCCTTATTTCCCGAACCACGGCCCGGCAAAAAGAACTGCAGGTCGTGGAGGAAAAATCGGCCGCCGCGCGTACGCGATTCCTCAGCCAGCTGAAGCAACAGGTTGCAGAACAAAAGCTCTCCGGTACCGAGCTGCTGCGCATGAAGGCAGCGCAGGTTGGTGCAAGCGATGCGGCTGAGGTCTATATCCGCAAGCTCGAAGCTGCCAAAGTCGCCACGCACGGTCTGGGGCTGCAAAGTGCCGCTGCCCGGCAGGAACTGGGAATACTGATCGGCGAGGTCATGCGCGGTAACTTCGGCGCGCTGCGCGGCTCCGGGATCACGCTGGCTAACCGGGCAGGGTGGATAGACCAGCTTCTGTCGCTGCGCGGTCTTGGGATCGCCGGCATGGTCGGAGGGATTGCCGCGGCGGTATTCGGGCTGAGTAAGGCCTGGTATGACGGCAGCAAAGAGTCTGAGGAATTTAACAGGCAGCTGATCCTGACCGGGAACTACGCGGGGAAAACGTCAGGGCAGCTGCAGGCGCTGGCGCGCTCGTTGGCAGGTAATGGCATCACTCAGCATGCCGCTGCAGGCGTGCTGGCGCAGGTCGTTGGCAGCGGCGCGTTCAGCGGGAATGACGTCAGCATGGTCAGCAATGTTGCAGCCAGGCTGCAGCAGGCTACCGGGCAGGCCGTTGACGAAACCATAAATCAGTTTAAACGCCTGAAGGATGATCCGGTTAACGCGGTCGCGACGCTCAACGATTCCCTTCATTTTCTGACAGCTACCCAGTATGAACAGATAGCTTCTGCTCAGGCGCTGGGGGATTCTCAGAAGGCTGCCGAGCTGGCCATGCGGGCATATTCCGACGCGGTCATTCAGCGCGCCGGTGCGGTCGAGGATAATCTCGGATCCCTCGAAAAAGCCTGGAACTGGGTGAAGAATGCCGCCTCCGGTGCGTGGGATGCGATGCTGGGCGTCGGGCGTAATCCTGACACCGCGATGAAGCGCCAGGACTCTTTTGCTGAGTGGCAGGCAGCAGAGAAAGAGTACCGCGCGCTGTCCAGCAATCTTAAGGTCGACCCGGATTATGCCGGTAACAACGTTCTGCAGAAAGCGGATGCGGAAAGGCTGAGAAACGCGCGCCAGCAGGTGGAGCTGAAAAAGCAGGCTTACGATCTTGCCGATCAGCAATACGCCCAGGAAGGGCTGGCAGCCGCGCGGGAAAAAATGCGGACAGACCAGCAGGCTCAGGCAATCCGCAGCCAGCAGCAGTTTAACCAGCTGGTGGAGTCCGGCGCGACGGCGGCAGAAAAGCGGGCTTCAGCAGAGAAAAAGCTCAGTCAGCTTATTGAGAAAAACCGCCAGGATGCGAAGGACGGCATCGCCACACTGTGGACTGAAAAGGACATTGCCGCTGCCCGCGCCGGGATTGAAAAGCAGTGGAAGGATCCAAAAACGCCGAAAGGCAAAAGCTACTCAACGCCCGCCGGGGACAAAGCCGAGGAAAAGGCGCAGGCCGAACTTCTCACCCTTCAGGCCCAGCTTAAAACGCTTGAGCAGCATACCAGCGTGAACGACGTCATAAGTAAACAGCGTCAGGATCTCTGGCAAACTGAAAATCAGTTCACCGTTCTGCAGGAGGCCGCTGGGCGTCGTCAGCTTACGGCGCAGGAAAAATCCCTGCTGGCGCACAAAGAAGAAACGCTCGAGTACAAGCGGCAGCTGGCCGACCTGGGCGATAAGGTTGCCAGCCAGCAAAAGCTCAACCAGCTGGCCGATCAGGCCGTGAAGTTTGAGCAGCAGCAAAAAGCCGCCAGGGCGGGCCTGCAGGCTCAGTCTGAGGGGTTATCCACCCGGGAAGCCGGGCGACAAACTACGCTGCAGCGTCTCAGCGAAAGCTATTCGTACAACCCTCAGGCGCAGCAAAAGGTTCTGGAAGAGCAAAGGGCGACGTTCGAAGCTGAAGATGCCCTGCGTGCAAACTGGCTGGCCGGTGCGAAACAGGGCTGGGCCGAATATAAGGATTCAGCGACAAACGTTTTCAGCTCCGTTCAGCAGATTTCTCAGGCTACGTTCAGCGGGTTGGCGGGCCAGCTTACCAGCCTGACGACAACCGGGAAGGCGAGCTTCAGGGAATTCACCAGCTCGATCCTTAAAATGATTGTGTCCGTTATCAACCAACTGCTGGTGGCTTACACCATCCAGAGTGCAATGGGCTGGGTTAGCGGCGGGGCGAAAACCTCCTCTGCCGGTCAGTCATTCGCGGTCCCTTCATACCGGCCACAGGGTTTTGACGTGGGCGGTTTTACCGGGCACGGCGGCAAGTACGAGCCAGCCGGTATCGTTCACCGCGGGGAATTCGTCTTCACCAAAGAATCAACCAGCCGCATCGGCGTGGCTAATCTCTATCGCCTGATGCGCGGGTATGCCTCGGGGGGGCTGGTCGGAGGCGGGAGCGCAGCCGGTGCTGGCATGGGCGGGATCAGTGTTTATGCCCCAGTCAGCATCAGCCAGCAGGGGAGTGACGGAAGCATAAATCAGGCGAACGCCACGGGGACGGCGAAACAGCTGCAGGCGATTGTTCAGCAGACAATCACCGAGCGACTGAAAAAAGAAATGTCCGCGGGCGGCGTGCTTTATTCGAGGAGGACACAGTGACGGACACGTTTACCTGGCGCACGCGAAAAACAGCGCAGGGCACTGAAACAGCCCGAACGCTGCAGGCCCAGTTCGGGGATGGCTACAAACAGATAGCGGGGATGGGGATCAACGACAAACAAGAAACGTGGAACCTGGACTGGACGGGCACCAGACAGGAGGCGGCTGCGCTGCGCGCTTTCCTTATGTCTCACGTTACTAAATCGTTCTGGTGGACCACTCCATGGGGTGAAAAAAAGCTGTTCAGAATGAAGACCGATTCGTTCAGCGTTTCTTTCCCTACCGGGAAAAAAGCCACTGTGGCCTTCACTTTTGAACAGGCGTTCGCGCCCTGATTTTCTCGACAAACACTGAAAGCTGCCTACGGGCGGCTTTTTTTTATGGGGGGAGTATGAGTTTTACGGCAGACATACAACAGCTTGAGCCCGGCAGCGTTATTCATCTGATTGAGATCGACGGCACTGAATTCGGTATGGATCAGGTGCTGCGTTTTCATGCGCACAATATTCAGGAAGAGGGGTGGGCAGCCTTCGCCGCAGAAAATCTGCCCGCCATTATCTGGCAGGGAAACCAGTACGATCCCCATCCCTACGAACTTAAGGGGATGGAGTTATCGAGTACAGGTTCCCAGCCAACGCCCACGCTGTCCGTCGGGAACGTCGGAAACTATGTCACCGCGCTGTGTCTTGAATATGACGATATGGTCAGGGCTAAGGTCAAAATCCATACCACGCTTTCGAAGTATCTCGATGCCGCCAACTGGAAAAACGGTAATCCGGGTGCCAGCCCGGCCGATGAGCGCGTACAGCTCTTTTACGTCAATGCTAAAACCGCAGAGACGCGGGTACATGTTGATTTCGAGCTGTGTTCTCCTTTCGATATTCAGAGCCTGCAGCTGCCGACACGGCAGATTACGCCTGTCTGCACCTGGTGTATGCGGGGCTGGTACCGAAGCGGGACCGGATGCGATTACAACGGCACGAAATACTTTACCAAAGACGGTACACCGACCGATGACCCGTCGAAAGATGTTTGTGGCGGCCGCCGGCAGGATTGTCAGGATCGTCACGGCCCGGACGCGCCGTTGCCGTTCGGCGGTTTTCCGGCTGCAAACCTGCAGGGGAAATAAAAATGCGTGAAAAATTGCTGGATGCTATCCGTCAGCACGTCGCTGCTGAATACCCCAAAGAAGCCTGCGGCCTGATTGTTCAGTCTGGCCAGCAACAAATCTATATTCCCTGCCGCAACATTGCCGATAAACCCGAGGAGACATTCACGCTCTCCCCGGAAGACCAGCTCGCTGCCTGCGCGCGCGGTGAGATCATCATGCTCATTCATTCCCATCCGAATGTGGTTCGGCTGGTGCCCTCAGAGCTGGACCGGATCCAGTGCGACTGGTCGGGGATTGAGTGGGGGATCATGTCCTGGCCGGACGGGGATTTTTGTACGATTTCCCCGCGTGAAGACCGGGATTATGCCGGGCGGCAGTGGGTGCTGGGTTACGCCGACTGCTGGTCGCTTATCCGTGAATTTTATCTGCGCGAATACGGCATTGTTCTCGGCAATTATTCAGTACCTTACGAATGGTGGGAAAGCGGCGAGGAGCGGCTCTACGACGACAACTGGGAGCGTGAGGGATTTGTTGAGGTTGCCGCTGGTGCAATGCAGCCAGGGGACATCATCATGATGAGTGTGCAGGCATCCGTGACCAATCACGCCGCGGTATATGTGGGTGACAACAACATTCTCCATCATCTGTTCGGGCACCTTTCTTCGCGAACGCCTTATGGAAAATATTATCGCGACAGAACGGTCCGGGTGGTCAGGCATAAGGACAGAATGCATGGTTAAGACGCTTATTCTCGAAGGGAAAATGGCTAAAAAATTCGGTAAACGCGTTCAGTTTGATGTTGCCGATCTGCGCGAGATGCTCAGGGCCATGTGTTCACAGGTTCCCGGATTCAAAAAATATATGTCGGAAGCTCATATGAAGGGGATCCGTTTCGCCTTTTTTAACGGTGACAACAATATCGGGCTGGAAGAGTTTGATATGACCCGCGGTGGAAGCGTGTACCGGATCGTGCCCGTTTATGAGGGGGCCAAAAGTTCGGGCGTCCTGCAGATAGTTGTCGGTGCCGTTGCGCTGGTCGCTGCATTCTTTACCGCCGGTGCGAGTATGGCCGCCTGGGGGGCGGCGATGAGTGCAACAGCCATCAGCGCCACATCAATTTTGACCGGGGTCGGGGTGTCAATGATGCTGGGCGGCGTTGTCCAGATGCTCACGCCCCAGCCATCCTTCGGCGCGGGTAAATCCTCCAGTACAGACAACACGCCTAACTATGCATTCGGGGCGCCGGTCAATACCGTCGCTATGGGGCATCCTGTCCCCCTGGCCTACGGTCTGACTGAGGCAGGGGGAGCGATAGTCAGCGCCGGTATGTACTCGAGCGATCAGCAGTAGGCCAGTGGCCACTAACTTAAAGGTGCTTCGGCACCTTTTTTTATGGGTGAAAAAATGCAGCTTCTTAAACAAGAAACCATCCTGCAGGGTGCCAAAGGGGGAGGTGGCAGTTCACATACTCCGGTTGAGCAGCCTGACGATCTGCTGTCGGTCGCAAAATTAAAAATGCTCATTGCCGTTTCTGAGGGGGAAATACAGGGCGACCTGACCGCTCAGAACATTTTTCTCAACGATACGCCGCTGGCAAACGACAGCGGGGAATACAACTTCAGCGGCGTGAAATGGGAGTTCCGCAAGGGCACACAGGACCAGACCTATATTGCCGGGATGCCCCAGGTCGATAACGAGCTGGCGGTGGGTACAACTGTCACCACTACCGCGCCCTGGACACGCCAGTTTACCAATCTTTCCCTGGATGCCATCCGCATCAAGCTCAGCCTTCCGGTCCAGTATCTCTATAAAGATAACGGCGATATGGTGGGCACGGTCACCGAATATGCGATCGATTTATCAACGGACGGCGGTGCCTGGAAAACGGTTGTAAACGGCAAGTTTGACGGAAAGACCACGACGGAATATCAGCGTGACCACCGTATCGATCTGCCAAAATCCACGTCCGGCTGGTCTGTCAGGGTCAGGCGTATTACGGCTGATGCCAGCGGATCAAATTCGAAACTGGTTAACGCCTTCAAGGTGTTTTCGTATGCGGAAGTCATCGACAGCAAGCTTCGTTATCCATTAACCGCGCTCCTGTATGTCGAAGTGGACAGCAGCCAGTTCAACGGCAGCGCACCGAAAGTGACCTGTAAGATAAAGGGCAAGCTGATTAAGGTTCCGGATAATTACGATCCGACAACCCGAACCTATTCTGGCTCATGGTCCGGCGGGTTCAAAATGGCCTGGTCCAATAACCCTGCCTGGATATTTTACGATCTGGTTCTGGATGAAATTTACGGCATGGGCACGCGCGTGGATGCGTCCATGGTGGATAAGTGGGCGCTGTATTCAATCGCCCAGTACTGTGACGAAATGGTTTCCGACGGGGCCGGTGGCACCGAACCGCGTTTCACCTGCAACGTTTTCATTCAGAGCCAGGAGGACGCCTGGCAGGTACTTAACGATCTCGCCGCGGTATTTCGTGGAATAACCTTCTGGGGCAACGATCAGATTTATGTCCAGGCAGACGTCCCGCAGGACGATGTTGACTGGGTTTATAACGTCTCAAACGTTATCGATGGGCTGTTTACTTATGCGGGCGGCTCATACAAGAATCGCTACAGCTCCTGTCTGGTGTCCTGGTCTGATCCGCAGAACCATTACAGCGATACCGTTGAGGGGGTTTACGATTCTGCGCTTGTAGAACGTTACGACGTCCGGCAGACGTCCCTGACCGCAATCGGCTGCACCTCGCAAAGTGAAGCGCACCGACGCGGTCGCTGGGTATTGCTCTCCAATGCCAAAGACGGGACTGTATCGTTTGGCGTGGGGCTGGACGGTTATATCCCTTTGCCCGCTGAAATTATCGGTGTCGCCGATCCTTTCCGCTCTGGTAAGGAGAACGGGGGCCGCATAAGCGCGGTCAATGGCCGCCAGATTACCCTCGATCGAGAAATAGACTACGCGGCGAAAGACCGGCTGGTGGTTAACCTTCCCGACGGAAAAGCCCAGACGCGGACAATCAGCGCGGTGAGCGCCGATAAAAAAACGGTGACGGTGGCTACAGCATTCAGTCAGGTTCCTGTGGCGGGCGCTGTCTGGGCGATAGACAGTGATAACCTCGCAATACAGTATTTCAGGGTCACCTCAATCGCGGCTAACGACGATAGCACAGGCGGTTTCACTATTACGGCCGTTCAGCACGATCCAAACAAATATCGTTACATCGATGACGGCGTTCGGGTCGAGTCGCCCCCGATTACCGTCACGCCGATAAGCGTCCTGTCTGCTCCGAAGAATATCGTGGTGACTGAGAGCGATCATGTGTCTCAGGGGCTGACTGTAGCAAGCCTGGACGTGTCATGGGATAAGGTTGAGGGCGCAATTCGGTATGTTGCCCAGTGGCGTAAGGACAACGGGGACTGGATAAACGTTCCGGTTACCAGCGCGCAGGGTTTCTCGGTTCAGGGCATTTATTCGGGCAGCTATGACGTGCGCGTACGGGCGCTGAATGCGCAGGATACGTCGTCACCATGGGGATACGGTGAAGCAACTTATCTCTCCGGTAAAACGGGAAAACCGGGTACTCCGCTCAACTTCCTGGCGACCGAAGATGTGGTCTGGCATATCGACCTGACCTGGAAATTTCCGGATGGCTCAGGCGACACGGCCTATACAGAGATTCAGCGCGCCACAACTGCCGACTACGCCAATCCTGAACTGCTGGTCCTGGTGCCGTACCCGGCTGCAGATTATCAGCATGGCCCCATGCCTGCCGGCGTTCGCCAGTGGTACCGCGCGCGCCTGATTGACCGTATCGGTAACGCCGGGGACTGGACCGACTGGATCATGGGCACGTCCTCGATAGATGTCAGCGAAATAACCAATGACATTCTGGAGGATATGAAAGAGTCGGAAACGTTCAAAGACCTGATCGAGAACGCGGTGGACAGCAACGAAAAAATTGCTGGCATGGCTAACGATATCAAACAGGCCAACGACGAACTGGAGCAGCAAGCGAAAGATATCGCCAAAAATGCCCAGGACGTCGGGAAGGTTCAGACCAGCGTTAATGAGCTTTCCAGCACGGTCGGGAATGTTTCGTCTTCACTCAGTCAGCTTGAGCAGACCGTTGCGACGGCTGATACCGCCCTGGGCCAGCGAATCGACAACATCAGCGTTTCTATGGACGGCATGACGGGCGGGGTGAAGAACTCTGCAATTGCGATAATCCAGACCAACCTCGCTCAGGTGGCCACGCGTAAAACCCTTTCTGCATCGGTCGCGGGCAACAGCGCGAATCTGGACCGCATTGATGAAGTGATTGTCAACGACAGGGAGGCAACGGCGCGCTCGCTGCTGAGCCTGCAGACGGACGTTAACGGCAACAAGGCATCCATCAACAACCTGAACCAGACGTTCTCCGATTACCAGCAGGCTATGGCCACGCAGGTAAACAGCATCACGGCGACCGTCAATGGCCACACTTCTGCAATCACCACCAACGCGCAGGCAATTGCCAACGTCAACGGCGACCTGAAGGCGATGTACAGCATCAAGGTCGGGTTATCCAGCAACGGTCAGTATTACGCGGCGGGGATGGGGATCGGCGTTGAGAATACGCCATCCGGGATGCAGTCGCAGGTTATCTTCCTGGCTGACCGCTTCGCGGTAACACACCAGGCAGGAGCTACCGTTACACTGCCGTTTGTTATTCAGAACGGGCAGACCATTATCCGAAATACTGTGATTGGTGAAGGGACTATCGACAACACCAAAATCGGCAGCTACATCCAGTCGACAACCTGGGACGGTACCGGGAACGTTGGCTGGCACATCAATAAGTCCGGCTACGCGACTTTCAACAACGTCACCGTTCGCGGTTCGATTTACGCCACAAACGGTAATTTTTCTTTCAATGGTTCCGGCAACACAACAGTGATCAATGGCAACGGTTTAACCGTCAACATTCCTGGTGGTGGCCGGATTGTACTGGGGACATGGACATAAGATGCCGACAGGATTATTGATAGAACTTAATGACGGCGGGAAGCGTATGGAGATAACGGCGGGCCTGAGATGCCCGTCTTTTGGTGCCAGCTTCGACACCGGCTACCAGAAACCAAAGTATGTGGACATCGCTGGTTATGTTTCAGGGGCGCAGGTGCTGTTTATACCGCATGCTACCGCCTATGTTGATTCTGGGCTGTGGCATAAGATGAATTCCATCACTATCTCTGGTGGTCGTGTTACGCAAAATTCGAGAATGCAGGCGCTGGGTATAAGTGAGAGGGATAGTACCTATACCTTTCCTGGTAGTGTCTGGCAGATATTCCCGACAGGTCAGCGAAGCGGGGTGGGCCTGCTCATCAGCGACAGTACTGACTTCACCTCGATAACCAATGCCACGCAGTCAGGGCAGTGTATCTGGAAGGGTACAGTAAGTGTTCCGACCGGAGGATGGGCGGTTCCTACGATAGCAGGATACGACAAGTCGAAGTATGTCGTTTTCGGGCGCTGTAATAGCGGTAACACGATTGACTTCGACGGTAACACGGTCAGGTTCTTCAGCCCTCCGTCCACGAACGATGACGCTCCCGCAACTGGCACGATAGATATCGTTATCTTCGCCAGTGGCGTAGCGCCGCAGCCAGGAACAGGGCTCAATATCTTCAACGCTGCAGGAGCCTGCACGTTTTCAACGACAAGAAGGCCTTTCGTATACCTCAATCAACTCTGGACACCTTCAACAAGCGCCGTGAATATCGGCAGCGGGTATGTTCCGCTCGGTAGGTTTGGTCTGATGGTACATATGGTCAATGGCATGTATGTGTATCGGATGTTCGGAATAAAAATACAGAACGGTAACGCTTCAGTTCAGGGAGGAAAATATCTTGGGCGCGAGCAGTATGCAATTTGGGGTAATAACACGATAACGACACTCAGCCTTCCCGTTCTTCCTGATATGTACGTCTGAATAAATTTCCTATTACAATAAACCTCGCTCCGGCGGGGTTTTTTATTGCCTGGAGAAAATATGCTTTATAACACTGGCACCATCGCCATTAACGGAAACACCGCAACCGGCACCGGCACAAACTGGACGGTACCAGCCAGCCAGGTTTGCGCTGGCCAGACGATTATTGTCATGTCTAACCCGGTCCAGATGTTCCAGATTTCATCCGTGAACAGCGCCACGTCCCTGACGGTAACGCCTGCTGCATCACCGGCGCTCAGTGGCCAGAAGTACGGCATTCTGGTATCAGACAATATCTCGGTCGACGGGCTGGCGCAGGCCATGTCTCAGCTCATCAAAGAGTATGACGAGAATATCGGCGCATGGGAGACGTTCGCTACTAGCTCAGCAAATCAGAGCATCACGGTAACTATAAACGGCACCCCCGTGACTATCCCCGGCATCGGTAAGCTGGCACAGAAAGGGACCAACGGTGCTCTCCCGATTGACCAGGGCGGGACTGGTGCAACGAACGCTGCAGACGTTCGCACAAACCTCGGTTTAGGAAGTAGTGCGACAAAGGATGTTGGGACGAGCGAAGGAAGCGTTCAGGTTGTGGGTGGGCTCGGTGGGCCGGTGGATGCTTACAGGTACTTCCTGATTGACTCGTCACTTCCTT